GGCGTACCCTCTTTTTAATTATTATTTAATTAGACGTGTTGTCAACGCACCAACATTAACGGATATAAGCTAGGATCCACTGTGCAACTGCTTATACCAGTCCTCACTGATGCAGAGGTTCCAGATTACGTTGTTGATGTATCAACAGTGTCGTGTTAAATAGTTACTTATTTACGTTTGAAAGGTGGTTGTATGTTAGGTTTCACCTTTGCAAACTGGAATTGCTTGAGTGTGTATCTGAGCAACGGTGCTAAGAATTGAGTTACACCATCGTATGCTCCGACATATTCACCAAAATTCTGGGTTGTATCACCAAGGTAAAATACCTTTTCTACTTCGGGATACAAGGTGACAGGCATATTGGTAGTATTAATCAAAGTGTACCAATTATTATTGGTTGAATCTTGATATGTTATGCCAGCGCTGGGCATTACTTTGATACCATCTACCGGGTCAACATCTCGTTCATTAAAGTAGTTAATTGTTAACTTAGTTTGTGCTTCCATTTGAGCACGTGTTAGCGATGTTGAAGGTCCATTACTTAATAGCCATACAGCATTAGCAGGAGAAGGTACTTCTGTACCATTATACATAAAGTTATATACAGATTCTAGTGAATCATATTCTATATCTAACTTTGCTCCAATATCTAATGTAAAATTGTCAGTAACTAAAGCTGAACAAAGTATGGCAATCATATTTGACTTTCTCATTGTAGGCTCACCTTGTAAAAAGGTTGTTAGCCCACTGTTTGTATAAACAGTTGAAAATCCAGTTGGATTTTTAAATAAGAAAGTGTAATCAACGTAAAAATAACCTGGATTTATTCTTTGGTTATCGTTATTTTTACATGCAACTGCGATGGCAATGTAAAAGAAGGGCATTGATTGGTCATTTATATCACCAGCCATTCTATACAAATTATATTGTAAATTAGCTCCCACTTTTATTCTACTAACACCAGGCTTGTATGCTTGTGTCAGTAGACCACCATTACTTGTTCTTAATGTTTGTTGTAAATTAGTAATTGGTGGTGCATCATGCCAAATGGTTCCACCAAGGACATTACCTTGTTGTGTCATTGCACATTGTGGAACATAATGGACATCAAACTTTATCGGACGATAGTTTTGATATCCAGCGGCTAGAGCTGATATCCTTGTTCCTATCCAATATGCAGGATTACAAGGAATCATAGTTATAACATTGGTTGAATTACCAACTGTTAGTGAATCTGGTATAGCGTACACTAAATCAGATCCTGATACTCTAGCTTGAGTTGCAGTTAATTGATCTACATAGAACCTTTTGTTGAAACCAATACCAGTAGCTGCTGGTAATGATTTCTTTTGCCTATTAAACACTCTTGCAGTCATTTTTCTTTTATTTTTCTTATTTTTCTTTTTATTATTGTTATTTTTAGCTTGCATTTATTTGGCGCCAAGGATTGATTTTAATTCTTCGACATCAAATTCAGCATCCATTTGTTGATTTATTAATTTGAGTTGTTGTGGTGTGAACTTGTTGGTAATCACACGTTCAATAGATTGCATGGTTTCCCAGTATGTTCCATGCATCTTATGAACAGAAGAACGGAATTTTATATCTTTTATGATTAAATCTATACCTTTTTCTAAATCTAAAGTGACTCTTATTTTCTCTTTGACTAGATTATTTTTAAATGCATTGATCCTACTATCAGCCTTACAGATATCAGTTTGATTTAAATTTAAAGTCTTCGCCTTGTTGCGATAAGACTGAGCTACTGCATCAAAGAAATGCATGCCACCGTATGAGGCTTCGATAGCGATGGCTAGCTGATTGAGGTAAACATAAAGCTGCAAATTGCTCATATTTTTAGCTTTAATGGAGTATTTACCTATAGAATAAAATTTATCAGGCTGACGAGTCAACATGATATGCTCAGCATCAACATACCATGCCCTGAGTGAGCAGAACTTAATGATACTAGGAGGTCCAAATTCTAAAAATTTAAGAACTTGACCTAATCCGAAGGAAGTTCTGTTGTGCAACTCACCAGGATTGGCCGAACGGCAGAAATATTTATAATAAGCATTTTCAATTTGCTCGTCTGTGATGTAAGGTTTATACATTACTGTAAAATCATCTCCCTTACTAAAGCAGATATAGTCTTCTCCATATTTCCATCCTGCTTTATCATTCACATAACGATTATACATTGCCATTCGTATAGTATTCATGAGTGTTGTGTCACAGTCCCCAGAAAAGACTGTGCCTGTTATAGAATATTCACACAATTCTCTGATCTTTTTCCCATCAAGGTACTTAAGTTTCATTGTCTTAGTTAATTGATGACTAACTTGATGGAATAATTTCTTGTCTACATGATATATTTTATCTTCCACTCGTTCATAGATGTATCTATCAATAGCTTTTAATGTTACATCCTGAGTGTTATCAAAGGCACTACCGTCACCTTCAACAACTTTGGTAAATCCTTGATCAATATACTCATTGATCATATTTGCCATCTCAGTTAGGTTCTTGCCTCCGCAATAACCTTTGAATGAGTGTGAACAAATTTCTTCTAAAGCCCAAGTTACAGGTCCCATAATGTATTTTGTCTTTTGGGGTATTGAGCAAACCATCCTTGGTTTACCATCTTTATGCTGTAACTCAACCTTACATATCCCCTCATATTTATCTGTTAATAACATCTTCTTTTTCTTAGGAGATATATTCAATAATAATGCTGGATTAGGTTGATCTGATAATAGTGTTTCAATCTCTGTCATAGGTTTTTGCTTTTGTAACGTCAAATGATTGAACCACTGGTTATAGGAATAACCAAAATTATCAAGATAAGGCCCTATATCCTCTTCAATTCTTTTAAATGAATATTGAAGAAAATCTTTTAACACATCAGGATCAGGTGATGGTGCAGCTTTCATCTGTCTTTTAGCAGCTGCAAAAATTGTATGTTTACAAGTTTTGTATGCCATCACATCATCGTCATCATTGTATGATCCCAAAATTTGTTCATATAAAGGTTTGTGGTTACATGGACAAGTAAGATCACTAACTAGAATACCATTTAGGCCAGAATGCTCTGTATAGAGTGCATTCAACTCTGGATCATTACTTTGGATACTTAGTCTGTTTAAATTCTTAACATCTTTTAATTGCACATTTGCTGGTAGATGTAATAATTTGACTAAATCAGAGTCTTTAGTTAGTTTTTGTAATATAGGATGTTTTTCATCAGTCTCATAGACAGGTTGTGAAGCATGTGCTTCAATATTAGGCCCTAAAGAAATACCTTCAAATAGAGGCCTTGGATTGAACCCTTGGCGCTTGTTTAAAAATTTTGAACACCAATCCTACCGGCATCAGTATTCACATTCAAACCAAAAGCTCCTCTAATACTGTATGAGATGTAACTAACTAATAACCTATTTTTCCAAGCTTGATATAAACTTGTAGGCCAAACTTTGATTTTGTCATTATTCTGTGAAAATTCATTGTATAATTGAGTCATTTTTGAATTGCTAAGTAATTCCAAAGTCATTTGAGAGGATAGTGCTTGTTGCATTGCATAAGCAATTACAGGTATAACAGTTGTATTAATGTCCCATTTGCTATTATCTCTATTAACAAATTGGATTAAAGCAACAAGAAGGTCTTTGTCTATCTTCTCAGCTGCAAGGATTTTTGTAATGAGTTTATTAATCATTGATTTTTCAATTGCCTTAACTGTGAATTTCTTCAATGTGTTGGTAGAGTGTTTAATATATTCAGCATATTTGAATATTCTACCTTCACGAGGTACCATAAATGTAATATGATTTGGTAAATCAGATCCTATTAAGGATTCAACTTCTATATTTGGAGATTTACTAACTTTTATTACTTGTTTTGTAGTTTTGGTTAAAAGTTCAAAACTAGCATTATCATGTCTCTCTTCATTATGATCTAATTTCTTTTGAAATTGTTCTTTGAGAGTGAAAATATCTTCAAGTGGGGCTGACAAAAGTTCATAATTGTTGTCATTAACATCATATACAGAATGTTTAGTTATTTTACCCCTCAAGTAATAAGATCCACCCATATCCACCATTTCAGTTTTATGTACTTTCAATATGAAAGTGTGGTGCTTAGTACTTGGTAAGATGTATACATCATTGTCCAATAATGGAGCAAATCTAAATGGATGTTTGTATACATGATCATTACCTTTCATACTCATAATGACATCTACTTGGTCGTCATCATATTGAGTTAGTTGAGTTTTTGTATTGGGTATTAATCTAATAGTACCTTCTTGGTGAACTGTATCCTTATATATGTATTGAATTGGATGTGGTTCACAGTCACGGTATTTAGGAATATGTTGAGTAATTGTCATTATAGTACCGTCACTAAGGTTAGTAGCTATATCATACATATCATCATCATTAATGTAATAAGCTACATCTGTTAGATTAATGAGGATATCGGGATCAGTGTTAACTTCCATATATTGTTGTAAATTCATGTCCCTATTGACTATGTGTCTGTCTCCTCGGATACCAGCTTTAACTTGTCTAACCCTATCAGGATCAGCACTATCTAAAGTTGGTGTTAGTAAAACATCTGTTATACCGTATTTATAAAGCCTCAATGAATTGATATCTAAGACCTTACGATGTTTCATCATTACATCATCCTTATTGGTGAAGTATAGATTTTCCATGACGTTGACAGCTTCCATATATGCTCTTACATGATGGGCTACTGGATGTAAATTAGTGTCATATTTAGTTTTGAAGGCTTTGTTTTTAGGCATAATTTCATTAAATCCCTTCAAATCTACTGCATGGAATTTAGGCATAATATCAGTTAATATGCCTCTTACATGTTCTTCTTCAACATAATGCATGCTGGTTATGTATTGACTGCATAACGACATTTTCTTTCCACGTGAAATTAAATAATTGTTGTTGTTGTTGTTGTTATTGTTATTGTTATTGTTATTATTGTTGTTATTGTTG